ATCCCCTACTTCATAGGAGTTTTTATCAGAGACTTCTATTTCTGCTATTAGTGAACCTCCACCTGACAGTCTCTGAGAAGCAACTTTGCCTTTTTGATATTTAGATTTATTTTGAAGAGTTATAGCCGTTTTAATTTCAAACTCACTTGCAGTCGGAGCGGATCCCAGTAAATATGCTCCGGTTGTAATTTTAACATTATTGGATATAATTTTTGTCGGAGATGATTCAGTAAAAATCTTTACATTGGATTCATCTGTTATATCTTCAACTACACCAAAAGAATTGAAGGATGTTTGTTCTATTACAGAAGATATATCAGATGAATTAGCAACTAATGTTATTAGGGCATATTTAGCTTGTAATAAATTCCTCATGTCAAATTGTTCATTGGAAGAAAACCCTATACTTATTGCATTATAAATTCTACTAATGTTAGCTGAAGTTTCTCTTCCTAAAGTTGCAGTTAAACTTGATAATAAATCAAAATCTCTATATCCAGTTGTTCCTATGTTTGTTACTTCTATGCCAATAATTTTGTATTTTTTATTTGAAATTGTAACATCAGGAGAAGATATTACTTGCGTTAGCAACTTTATTTTTGCTCCAGATCCTGTATCACTTAGAATTGGTATTTCTGGATTTTTATATGAAATACTAACATCTGATATTGAATTTATATCTATTTTCTTATAAAGAAGTTTTCCTTTATATTGAGATAGATCCAAATCAGGAACTGACATCCATAAATTATTTGTTGTTGTTATTCTACTCGTTGCAGGTAAAGTATAAAGATACAAATATTCGTAACCATCTGAATATTTTTGTATTCCCGAAGTATGTGTAGGTGTAGTTGTTGCTATAATTTTTTCGTTTTCTTGTGTCGTATTAAATGTACTATTACCAATCACAAGATATACATTATTATTTACAGTAATGTAAAAATTATTTAACGTATCTGTATATGAATTCCAGGTTTGATATGCAGTAGAGCCAAAAGAAATTTTCTTAGTGACTAAATCGACTTCTGATTTTTCTATTTTTTTGAAAAATGAAGCCTCTTCATATACTTTATTTCTTCTAGATTCGCTATCTGATGGAATGGTGGAACTATCTATAGAACCAAGATAAAATGACAATATTCTAGCACCGGATTTTACGGTGTTTACAAATTCAGAAGCATTCTTTACTGAAAGATTTATTGAACCTGTTGATACTGATGGCATATCTTATCCTATGTTAGCAGCTTGGAATATCAATATTTGGATTGTCTTCGTATGGTAAAAATAAGAATTCTGATATATTTATATTACCAAAGGCAGTTGCTCCTTTAAATGCCCAATTTGGATGTTCATATGTAGGCATGTTTGCTGTATTTGCCGTAATTCCTCTAGGAGGCGGAGAAGCAGAACTACAACCAGTTGTGTAATCTAAACTTCCAGTATCTCCCATATTATAAACAATATAGTTTCCTATTTTTGGAACTTCATATGCAGATGTAGTTATTCCTAATTCCGATTCGTTATATCTGAATAGATCAGAATCATCATTATTAAATGAATATTCTTGCAAACTTGAGGAAAATATCATTCCATATGGGTGTAAAAATTCTTGATATATGGCATCCAGCATTGAAATGTCTATCGTTTCCCCCGGAGCCACAAAATAAATTATTTCTAAATTTCCTGGTTCTACTTGATTTATTCCAACACTAATGATTTCATCAAACAAGGTAGAGAATAGAATATTCGATGCTTGATATGTACCTTTTCTTTGATACAAATCTACTTTAATATTTGTTAATAAATCAATTACATTTTGTACGTTTGGTGTATAATTATATAAACTAAAAATGTTTTTAATTCCTGGCATAGAACTGTTAAGTCCTGTTAAATATACATTTTCATCATAATTATATGGATCTATGTAATCAAAAATTTTGTTAGCGTATATTCCAGATAATTCAAAGCAATAATACCAATCATAATAGTGCTGTAAAAACTTCACTAATAAAGTTTTATTTTCTAGATCCTCATTCACCAACCACTGAGGTAAATAATTTTTTACATCAAATATACGTTCACATGCATCCTCTAAAATGAGTTCATTTGATTCGTTCCCTTGTGTTGATATAACAACTTTTGCATCATCAAATGCATCAGAGTAATTACCAGATCTATCAAATATTGTTGCGTAGTAATGAAGCATTTTTATCCTTCTGGTGCAGTTCCATAAACATAAGAAATACCAGCAATTCCTCTACTAGTTAAAAAATCTATTACTGTAGATGATGGTACTGAAAGATTTTGAATCGTAACATAAACTTTACCTAATTCTGATGAGCTTGTTGTTAAAGTTATATCAGTTTCAAGTAATGCATATTCTGCTTCTATCAGTGCTGATTTAATATCGGCTTCTGTAACTATTCTATTCTGGGCAGAAAAACTTCTTGGTATAAAAAATCTAAGGGAATCAGTGGATAGAGTTTCTCTCCCACCTGCACTCGTGCTATTTACAACTAAAGTAGATCCAGTATTTAATGTAGATGTATATGATATTTGATTTATTCCATTTCCCGATTCGCCACTTGGAATTAAATATGAAATTTTAACTTTTGTGTTCTCGTTAAATGAGCTGCCAACTGTTTCCCCTGTATCTGGATTTATCATTCCAGACACAAATCTAATATCATATCCAGAACCGTTTGATTCCAAATAATATATTTTATCATCAGAGTAAATATTTGACTCTACTATATTACCCCTCCTATATGGTTGATAAACACCCGTATTATCAATATCAACTTCAACTGTTAGTGTTCTAAAATCAAAATTTTGAGTTGGGATAAAACAAGATTGACGACTCAGATTTACTGTAAAATCTTGTCCAATAACAGCACTTTGGGCTTCATATAAATTAAAAGTTGCAACGTAATTAGTACCATCATTATCAAAATTAACTTCATTTATATTATAAAAATTTCTAACAATACCGTTTGTCAATCTACCTTCAAATTTGGAATATGGTCCAATTGTTATTGGAGTATTTGGATTACCTGAAATTGGTTCTGTGATTGTTATATTAGTAGTAGCAGAATATCTATTCTGAATAGAAAACCCATGAAGTTTTGCATGTGATCTCAATGATTCTAATTTTTGGGCAGAATCCAAAAACATTTCATTTACTAATATATTCTGAAAAACTATTTGGTAATAGGTGTTATATGCCATTAGGTCTAGAATTGTAGAAATTGCAGAACCTTCATAATCAAAATCGGTAAAATATTCTTTTGTTGAGATATAATCAATCAATGATTGTTTGATATCATTAAATTCTAAATTAGAAAGATTTATAGGAGGTATTGCCATTTATCAATCCTTAGCTTGTGGTTACGGTTGTAGTTTCAGTTACAGTCTCACCAGACTCAATCGAATATTCATATTCAATTATTATTTCTGCTCTGGTTCCACTAGTATTTAAGGAAACTTTATTTAATTTTACTCTTGGTTCATTTGTTCTTATAGCAGTATCAATATCACTCAAAACAGTCATACTGGTATCACCACCATATTCGAATAAAATATTTTGAGTGGACGCCCCAAACAAATAATTAAAGGATTTTTCTCCCTTTAAAGTTAAAATGATATTTTTAATAGATTGTTTTATTGAAGTAGAATCTTGTACTATATTTAAATCCCCTGTAAAGGGATTTCGACTAAAACTAAAATCTATATCTTTATACTTTGCCATAAAACTATTTATTATCCTTTTGGTTCTTCAAGTGCTGGAATACCATCTCTAATTAAAATTAAATCCATTTTATGGTTAGAATTACCTGATATAACATGCTTTATAGTTGAAACCATCCAATATCCTGTGTATTTCATATATTGGGCAGTTACATTTGCATATATTCCATATTTTCTTACGATTTTATCCAATTCCTGTTCAAACGGTGTTGGCTGCAATAAATCTAATTTGACTAAATCGCCTGGTCTTATTGATATGTCTCCCTTTATACTAATTGCAATTTGTTGAGAAACTAATGCGGCTTTATGTGCCAGTGATATAAGAGGAACATATCCAGGGGTATCCCAGAAACTAGATACTGTTTTATTAAATCTTAAATAATAACTATATTTTTCACCTATACAAGGACAATTACAGCTGAATGGAGAATTTGGATCTTCTAGATCACATCCCAACCAATCATCACCTAATTTTTCTGATATAAGTGAGCATTCTGAACTATTTTGTAATAATGAATCTAAATATGAATCTTTAGGTTCATCGTATGTTATTCCGCCACTTCCTCCACTGGGTCCAGAACTATCTTCTATTGCATTTCTAAGTGCTTCTTCTGCTTCATTTTTGGAACCAAAAATAGAAACTAATTCAGAAATAATTATTTCGTTTCTTACTGTATCTCCTATTGGACCTTCGGGTGCATCGTCTATTCGATCATCGAATACTGCTTTTATGATTGCATGTTTTTCTTTATTTTCATCTGCTTCCCATTCCTCTATTATTTTTTGCCATTCACTATATTTAAATTCATTCAATCTATTCATTAAAGCATCTAAAGATATAACCTCACTTGAATAAGGTCTAAGATCACCGCAGGGACAATTGCATAGAGGATCATCTTCAGGACAATCTAAATTATAAACAGGTCCATCTGGATTAGCACACAAATAGGATTTATTCAAAGAATGTTGGGTTTCTACATATACAACCTTTTTCTTTGGAATATATTCTGTTAGTATTTTTATAATTTGATAATCTGCGTTTGTACTACTCATAATTCGCATTCTCCGCTACAATTACCGTCGTGTGCATTCTCAGATGAGAAGTAAAAGAATCTCTTTTGGTTTGTTTCAAGTGGGTAATTTCTTGGTTCCATACCAACTTTCATTAAATCATCATATGACACTGAGGAAAGTTTCACTATATGACCAAATGGAATAGCAGAACATCCCACTCCACCAGTCTCTACTGGTTTATATCCACCAATAGGCATCATATCAAATGAACTTGGATATTCTGTTAGATCAGAATTTGCGTTTATACCAGGACCAATTAAATTTTCTCTAAATTCAGTTTGTTCTGAAAAATCATTTTGATATATGGAACCTGGAACATTACTTTCTCCATAATCAATGGGCGACCTTTGATAATAAACTATATCAGCACTCGCTCCAGTAACGCTTGTTTGAGATGGGAATCCCTCGCCTAGTAGATTTCTATTCATTATTTCATTTAAATTATACGCACCGCTATAATTTGAAGTTACTCCTCTAATTGCGTTTGGTTTTTCTACAACTAAGAAAGGAGAATATTGACTATTATGAAAAGTCAAAGTTAACCCTTCAGCAGAAAACCCCTTAAATAAATGCTTTATGCTATCCCAAGAAGAAGATCCAGTTACCCCATCATATAATGCATCATCGTAATACAAAGGATGGAAATATATGACACCGGAATAATAGCCTCCTCTTGTAGTTCTGTTATAAGAAGTTTCTAGATCAATATGAGGAGTGTATGCAATTTTCTCATCTGGATCATAGAAATAACTGGCATTTAACCCTCTTGGACCCGTTATTTCTGCTTCATATAAATCCTTATCTGACGTAGGAAGTTCCTCGGGTTCATTTCCAGTAAATCCAAATCCTGCAATAAATCCCACTTCTGCTTTTGGAATTATATACACCTCAGCCCAAGCATACCTATAAATGTTTGGAGCAATCTTCTTATGATCTTTAATTATTACTAGTCGATCCTTATCAGTTTCAGTTGTGCCGTCACAGCATATGGAATAACGATATAAATTCCATTTCTCTTTATATTCCAATGCTTTTCTATATAAAGCTTTATATCTAAATGTTTCTGCTTTTATTTGTTTTAATTTTCTTAAAACACTACAATCATCCATTGTAGATTCTACATTATCACCAGAAGTACCAGAAAATGTCCCCATGACATCTACACAATCAAACATTTCCTGCCACATGCCATCTTGATATAAATTATAATCAGATAAGTCTGGATTATATTCTAAGTTTTCAAGTCTTCCATCAAAAGAGACTGAATCTACATCATAACCCTTTCCGATTATTCTATACAATTCTTTTTTGTCATTATATTGACGACTTTCATAATTACCAAATAATCTATCTTCTATTTTTAGTTGTTCATTCTTTCTACTTTTAACCCATTGGTCGAGTGTTATACCGTCTCCCTCGATTGGATCATATACAACCTCTGGAAGTAATCTTTTTTGTTCTATAATTGGACTGTAATCACTTGCATAGTTATATTCATAAAATGTTTCTTTATATTTTGTTTCATCACTTAAGAATCTTGCGTAAATATCATCGTAATTTGGTTCTATCCTAGTGTAATAAGAATACAACATTCCATCTGAAAATGCTTTTGATATAGAAAAATCAGAAATTACGTCTAATCTTCTTATTCTACCACCACTCAACACATCTTGATTAAATGTAAATTCTTTTATTTCCTTTGATTTTGCATCTGAAACCATTTTGGTGGCACTTTTAAAGTGCCATCCATTCAAGTCTTGCCAAAAAAAGTAATTAGACCATCCATACTTACTAAAGGATGTACCAGTATCGTTTTCATTTTTAACATCATTTGATTTTTTCCATGCATATTTTGTTGCATAATTTATCAATTGAAGCAAATTCATATTCTTTGTTATTTTTTTATTCGGATATGTAAATCTTTTTGGTGATAATAGTATCGTATTATCAGTAGCTTCAATTTCAAATGCTTCGCCTGCAAAATATTTTAATGCAAGCTCATTTATTAACCCTGGGCAATCTGTCGTGTTCTCTTCCTCAACAGCAAGAAAATCTATATCTTCTGCATAAGTACCAGCAGCTATATCTTGATTTATTGCTATTTTTCCAACAAATCCATATTCTAAAGGACTTTTATTATCAAATACAGATGACTCTTGTTTACTAGCAAATTTAAATGTAACTACTCTAGAATGAACTCCTTCTGGCAGTAGAGTCAAATCACTATGATCAGAACTTTCATCAAAATCATATATTTTAAAATATGGAGAAACAATAATTAAATTTTCTTCTTCGTTTTCGTTATCTGGAATACTTTTTATAACAAATTGTAAGCTTTCATTTCCTGTTAACTGTAAGGATTCAAATTCACCTTTTGTTGTATCAACTGTAACAACACCCCGCAATGAAGTTTCACCTAAAGATTCAACGAACTCCATTACACCTAAGGATATTCTTCCATTTGTATTTTGTTCAGCAAAATCTATGAGCTTGTCTCCAAGCTCATCATAAATTGCTAATGAAATTACATCTATATCATTTGGGGAATCTGCCATTTATCAACCTTGTATAATAATCTTTTGACCTCGTTTAAATGTACTTGATAATAATGTATTTACATATGATGTCGTTTCATATGCCAGATCATTTTCAAGATATTTTATGTTATTGTTTTTTGTGTTATTTCTTATCTGTTCTTTTTCAATTGTATCATAATAAAAAGTTGATATATCTGTATTTAAATTTACTGATAATTTATATAATATAGTATCTACAGATGGTGTATCACTGAAATCATACTCATCTGTAATATTGCCCTTTGCATCTAATTTTCTAAAAGGAGATAACTCAATTCCATTCAATCCTGTATCATATATGGATAATATCTTTTCATATTCATTTTCTATTCTGCCAATATTGTACTCTCTTGACGATACAGGATCATTGTTTTCTCTAAAAACATATAAGTATGGAAATTGAGACAAAGAAGAAGTATTAGCAGTATTTTCTACTTCTTTCTCCACAACAATTCTTCTAAACTTTAGATCAAATTCTTTTATTTTTCCTGCAATTTTCCAACTAGCTGGATTTGGATTTGGGTTCGTGTCTGTATACAAAATTATATAATCACCTGGTAAAATATTGGGTACTACTTTAGCACCAAATATATAATATACCTTTCCTGGAAATCTGTTTGGAATATTACTTTCAAAGTTTGCTGCCGGTAAAGGCATTTTAGTAAAAGAATCTATATCATTTAAATGTGTCGTAAGCCAAAATAAAGACTTTCTATCTCCATATATTTGGTGACTCAAATTTTCTAGCTTAGAAACATTTGTGCCATTTTTTCTTTTAATTATATCACTGTCTCTTTTACTAGTTTCTGATATAACTAAAGTTTTTAAAATGTTTCTGGTTTCTACTTCCTGACCTGTAGGAAGTGTAAATGTTGTCAGGGGTAATTTGTTTATAAATGACATCTTATTCTGATCCTACCCTTCCTCTTCCTGCACCGGATCTATAATAAATTTCAGATCTGCAGGCTAATTTAGGAACACTTATTCCCCCGTATGTTGCATATACATCTTCTAGTCTAGCAATCGGTTCCATGTCCCCTAGTTCTAATGTTATATTTGTAATGACAGGATAAGAATAATCCCCATCAATTATAACACTTTTGGTTTCATGTGCAGCAGAAACTTTCTTTAAAACCAATAACTGGGGCTGTCCAAGAGCGGCAAGTGGAGCAGAATCACTATTAATAGAAAATCCACCGTCTCCAGTTACTCTTACATGCTTTAATGTAAATATAGGAGGAGTTTTAATTAGATCTCGTATGGAAACACTATCGTCATATGATGTAGGAAAAGACCAGCTTTCGAGTTCGGCTAAAATCTGAAGTATACCAGTTGGTCCATAAACGTCTGCAGGACTCTTTGCTATAAATTGATATTGTAAAACATATGATCTGTCCACCGTTCCACTATATTTCATTTCTTGGGTTGACATGGAAATAGTAGGTGTATCAGTAAATTCACTTTTAATTTTTTGCTGAAGATCCTGGATTGCTGGATACGCAGAAAGCAATCCAGTTACCATGGATCCTACACCACTCATGTAGATCAACCCTGACACGATGGTACTAAGGTCATAATTATTT